GTAATAGTGAAGAAGTCCTAAAGAGTGGGAGGTTGCTGTGGTTGCGACGAGAAGAGGGCCAAATGTGGGAACCCCCAGCAGTGGAGAAAATGGAATGATTAAGTATCTTGTCTTGTTGCTTTTTACAGCAATGATCCCCTTAGCTAACTGGTTTATCGGCAATGTTGGAACAACTTGCATCCCTGATGGTCCTTGCCTTATTCCAGTTGGATTCGGTCTTATGGCCCCCAGCGGGGTTCTTTTTGTGGGTATTGCCCTAGTCCTACGAGATTGGTTGCAAGAACTCACTAACTGGAAGTGGTCTTTTGCTGCTGTGGTTGTGGGAACTGTCTTCTCGTTCTTGCTGGCAAATCCTTTCATTGCTGTAGCATCCGCAACAGCTTACTTTGTCGCAGAAGTCCTTGACCTAGCAGTCTACACACCCTTGCGTAAAAAAGGCAAACACCTTGCAGTTTTTGCTTCTGGTGTAGTAGGAGCGGCTGCGGATAGTCTGCTGTTTGTCTACCTTGCCTTTGGGGCCTTTGACCTCTCTGTTGGGACTTTTGCAGGTAAACTCTATGCAACAGTTTTGGTTTCCCTCTATCTTTATTGGAAGATTAAAAATGCAAATCGAGTATAACTTTCGGGTTGATTGCGGCTGTCCTGTGGACTACTTACCAGACTTCTATGAAGTAACGCTCCTTACAACAAAGACCATCCCCGCTGAAAAAATCTTAGAGGTTGTAAAAAGTTTTTCCTCTGAGTATATGTTTCAGGAAGACTTAACCCAGAAGTTGCAGCGTCTTTTTAACTGCAATGTGGTTTCTCTGGGAAGTCATAGTGGGATCATAACGAAAGTTACCGCATGATACACTACCACGGAACACCAGTAACACCTCGTGACCCACACCTAGAAAAACTTAAAGGGCGTCATTTCTGTGTTTCTTATGCACACCCTCAAGACACAAAGTGGTGTATGGAAAATGCACAAAGTGTTATGTGGGACAATGGAGCCTTTAGTGTCTATACAAAAGGTAAGCCGTTTAATAAGACAGGTTACATAAGCTGGCTTGATGATAAACTGTACGGGGCTAACTGGGCAATCATACCTGACGTTATTGGTGGCTCTGTGGAAGAACAGCGTGAGTATATGTCTGGATGGCCTTATCCTAAGCACCTTTCCTCTGCTGTTTGGCATATGAACCTTCCATTAAAGTGGCTAGAAGAACTTGTAAACACCTACCCCAATGTTTGCTTTGGTTCTAGCGGCCTATATTGGAAGGTTCTTTCTAAGGAATGGGCTGACCGTGCTGATGAGGCTTGGGAAGTTATTGAAAAGACAAACTGTAGACCAAGGGTCCATATGCTGCGTGGACTTAAGGTTTGTGGTAAAAGGTGGCCTTTTGCTTCCGCAGATTCTACTAACATTGCTAGAAACCACGGTAGCCACAAAATCAAGAAAGATACTAGGGAAATGGCAGAAAGGATTGATGCTGTTCAATGTCCATTAACTTTTCAAAAGCCAAGTCTCTAGGGTATCGGTCGGGTCTTGAGGTAAAGGTAGCCAAGCAACTTGAAGAAGCTGGTGTTAAAGCTGAGTATGAAACCACAAAGATCAAGTATCGTGTGGAGGAAGACAGAACCTACACGCCAGATTTCATTTTACCCAATGGTATTGTGATCGAAACTAAAGGAAGATTTGTCGCTGCTGATAGGAAGAAACACCTACTCATTCAACGGCAACACCTTTTCCTTGACATCAGGTTCGTCTTCAGTAACAGTAAGGCCAAACTTAGTAAAGTCTCTAAGACTACCTACGGGGATTGGTGTAGGCAACACGGGTTCCTTTATGCAGACAAGTTAATCCCAGAGGAGTGGTTAAATGAGTAAGGTTATCGAACTAGATAATGACATCATCATCTGGGGTGTTGTGGTAGGGCCATTCGCAAGTCAAGACCTTCCTGATTGGGAGTATGGTGAAGATGGTTGGATGTTAGTCTGCCAAGTGGAGAACTCCTATGGTGGTCTAGAGGTTCAGGAATTGCCATTCCATACCTTTGATGATGCCTATGAAGTTGTCTCCTACTTCCGTCATGGTCGTGCGCCATATGTTCTAGAGGTTCTAAAAGAATGAGTAAAACCGCAATCGTCTTTACTTGTGGTCATGCGAAGCCAGAGGTATCAAACGAACGATACAGTTGGCTTGGTGACTTGATTGAAGACGTTAAACCTGACTATGTGGTTGACTTAGGAGATGGGGCTGATATGTCCAGCCTTAACTCCTTTGACACCCGCTACCCTGCTGCTATTGTATCTCAGTCCTACGAAAAGGATATTGAAGCCTACAATGAGGCTCAAGACCGTCTTTGGAGCCGATACAAAATCAGTAAGAAGAAACGACCTTTTCGTATTGGGTTCGAGGGCAACCACGAAAACCGTATCAAGAAAGCCATCGCAACTGACCCTCGCCTAGAAGGAAGTAAGTATGGAATCAGTTTTTCCCATCTCCAAACAGATCACTGGTTTGATGAGTACCACCACTATCATAATGGAGGTCCAGCAATCGCTGACTATGATGGCGTCAGCTATGCGCACTACTTTAGTAGCGGTAACTTTGGCTCTGCTATGTCTGGCATTCATCATGCCTATGGGCTTATCCAAGCTAGGAATAGTTCTTCTACTTGTGGTCATAGCCACAAACGCTCTATCTACTTTAAGGATGGTGCGCATCCACATGGGATCATTGGACTTGTTGCGGGTTGTTTCAAAAGCTCTGCTGAACGATGGGCTGGACAGTCAAATAACGATTGGTGGAAAGGTGTGATCATTAAGCGTAACATTGACCGTGGTATGTATGAACCACAGTTTGTCTCTCTAGAGACTTTGGAGAAGACGTATGGGAAATCCTAACAAATGTGCCAACTGCGAAGAACAGGCTGCTCATAAACACCACATTGTCCCTAAATCACTTGGTGGGACAGATCAACTAAGTAACCTTGTGGACTTGTGTGAATCTTGTCATGGTTTGGTTCATGAACAAAGTTTTCTAAAGAACAAGTCTTTGCAAAAAATAGGTATTGAAAAAGCTAAATCTCTGGGTAAATATACTGGCAGAAAACCTACAGCTAGGCTAAAGTACCCTCAAGTTTTGCATCTTTATGAGGAAGGTTGCAAAATAAAAGATATTGTCAATAAATTGGGCATTTCTAGAGCCTCTGTCTACAGAGTTTTAGATTCTTATTTACCAAGTTGGAAAACTAGGGAAGTATCTGACCCGTGCGATGATTGGTCTAAACTAGGGGAGTCTTATGGGAAAGCGTGATCCTGACAAGTTCGAGAAGAAACCTCGTGACGCTTACTTCACCATTGATCCTGCTGCTGTAGAAGCCCTAGTACCTCACCTACAGCCAAACAAGTTCTTCATTGAACCCTGTGCTGGTGCTGGTAATTTGGCTATCTCTGTGGCCTCTCATGGCCTCCACTGTGCTGCTATGTATGACATCGAACCACAAGGAGAGGGTGTGCTACAACGAAACTGTCTTGATCTTGGAGAGAAAGATGCTTGGTTCGCTGACTATTTCATCACTAACCCACCCTTCACTTGGAAGGTTCTACAGCCAATCCTAGACCACCTAATCTGCTTCTTACCCACTTGGCTACTCCTACCAGCGGACTATATGCACAATGTCCGTATGGGGCCATACATGAAGCAGTGTGAGAAGGTAGTTAGCATTGGACGTTTGTACTGGGAAGAGAACAAGGTCAAGGGTGTAGACAACTACTGCTTTTACTTGTTTGACAAGAAGTTTAACGGAAAGACAGAGTTTGTTGGACGATGAGTAAAGAACAAATCAAAGCACTGATCGAAGCCTATGGATACCAGCGTATCCTTGCAGACCACAATCTGACTTTGTGGAAAACCCTAGAAATCCTAGATGATCTGGGATACATCTTCCTTGAAAGGTATGAGGATAAAGAATGAAGTTCCCTTTCTTGAGTATCTTAACCTTGATTTTAATCACCCTGAAGTTAATAGGGCAGATTGATTGGTCTTGGTGGACAGTCTTAGCACCAATGTATATCCCAGCCTTGATTGGTCTTGTGGCAGCAACTTATCTATGGAGTAAGTCCAATGGCTAAATGGGAAGTCGAAGGTTATTCTCGTTCACCTATGGACATGGTTCGAGAGTTTGCCAGCGTAACTGGTCAAGAACCTAACCCTATGCTTTACGATAACTTGATCACAGAAGAGTATTCTGAATGGTTCAAGGAAAACCCTGAGACAATCAATGACCTCAAGGAACTTGCTGATCTAGTCTATGTCATCTATGGCTATGCTAACGCCCTAGGGTATGATCTAGACGAAGCTATCGTTCGTGTTCATCAGAACAACCTTGGTCGTTGTATCCAGCCGGATGGAACGGTTCAACGCCGAGAAGATGGTAAAATCTTGAAGAACCCTTTGTATC